ACTGGAAATATCATTGAGGTTAATAATTATAACCATTCTATGAGATCTACTGAAAACGTAGTTGAACTTGGTAATATTTCTCCAGATACCGTTCCACAACTTTTGACGGATAGTATTTCTGTTACAGATACTACAATTCCTTTAGCAGGAGTTGCTACTAATACTTTTGCTACTTTTGAAGGTATATCAACTAGCACTGGTTATGTTAAGATAGGTCGAGAAATAATTTTCTATGATGGAATAGCAAATGGATCTTTAAGTATTGGCACTAGAGGTATTAACAATACTCCTATAGATATCCATTCTATAGGTGATCAGGCATTTAAATATGAATTTAATGGTATATCTTTAACTGGAATTAATACCACACATAATATGCCAACAAATGCTACTTTACAATCTCTAAAAACTATAGATTCTTATTTCTTAGAAATTGCAAGAGGTGCAGGAAGACCTAACTTATTAGATAGATCAACTGGTATAAATCAAATTAGTTTTGCAAATGAAAAATTTGGCGGTGGTACAATAATGGTTGCATCTCAAAATTTCCAATACGATGCGTTTATTCCAGATTTGTTTATATTTGCACCATCAGGCGAGACTGTAGTTCAATCACAATTGAGATCAGTTTCAGGAACAAGTGAAGGTGGTTCTGAAATATCATTTATAGATCAAGGATATGAGAATGTAGAAATTAATGCATATAATCAATTATCTACTCCAAGACTTTTATGTTCTAAAGTTGATGAAGATGCAAAATTAGGTAATTTACCTAGAAATAAATCAGTAACTTTATTGAGTAGATTTAGTACGGTTAATCCTAAAGTATCACCAGTTTTTGATACAATGAGTGCTGCATTTAAGTTTATAAGAAACCGATTAAATAAACCAATATCTAATTATGCAACTGATGATAGATCTAATAAAATATCTGGTGATCCTCATGCAGCATGTTATATTTCACAAAAAGTGAATTTACAACAAGCATCAACATCATTAAAAGTGTTGGTATCTGCATACAGACATCCATCAGCAGATTTTAGAGTTTTATATAGATTATTTAAAACAGATTCAAGTGAAGTAGAACAATCTTATGAATTGTTCCCTGGATATGATAATTTGAAAGATGTTGGTATTGATAAAATAATTGTTAATCCAAGTTTAAATAATGGAAAACCTGATATTTTTGTTCCTGCTAGTGTAGAAAATGAATTTAGAGAATATGAATTTACAATTGATAACTTAGATGAATTTGTAGGTTTTCAAATTAAAATTGTAATTAGTGGAACTAATGAAGCACATCCTCCAATATTCAGAGATTTAAGGGTAATTGCTTTAGCATAATGATAAAAGTTCAAGGACACAAACATCTTCATAGAGACGAAAAATCTGGTGCTATTGTGAATAACGATTCTCAAGGTTATTCAAAATATATTGCAATGAGGGATAAAAAGCAACATGAAGAATCAGAACTTAAAAGATTGCGTTCTGATATTGATGAAATAAAATCTCTATTAAAAGAGGTGCTAAATAAATCATGAAATGGTGGTCATATAAATATTTAAAATCATATTGATTAATAATGGCAGTATATGTATCCAATATAGTGATTGAACAAGGTTTTGACTTTGATACATCCTTTCAATTAGAGGATACTAGAACTAATGCACTTTTAGATTTAACTGGATCAACCGCTACGGGGCAAATAAGAAAACATTCTAGTAGTGTTAAGAAGGTGGCATTTGCTACTACAATATCAACTCCTGAGACGGGTATTATTAGTGTTTCGTTAGGATCTACAGTAACTGTTGATATGAAACCTGGAAGGTACATTTATGATATAAAAATAGTAACTTCTGATGGCAGAGACTACAAAGCCGTAGAAGGTTCAGCATTAGTCAGAGGCGGGGTAACAAGGTAATGCCAAGTATAAACGATAGAATTGGATCACAAAATGTAATACGAGTATTATCTAATGCGTCGGCAGCTCCGACAAGATTAGTTAATTTGAATGATGTTGTTAGTGCAAGAAAAAGTGAAGATGGATTAATTTTAGTATGGGATTCTCTTTCTCAAAATTTTATATTAACTGATAAAATTGATGCTTCTACATTCATACAGACTGGAATTTCATCAATTGCAAATAATACTAATTCATCTACTGCTACTACTGGAGCATTGACTGTAGCAGGTGGAGTTGGAATATCTAAAAATTTAACTTTAGGTGCTGGTTTTGTTGCAACAGGTGTAGGAACATTTACATCAGATATTGATGCTAATGCCTCTGTAGATATTCTTAGAGATTTAAAAGTAAATAATAATCTTAATGTAACAGGTGTTTCTACATTTGTTGGAGTATCTACTTTTAGTGGAGATGTTTATGTTGGTGGAGATTTGTATCTTCAAGATGATTTAGTGTTAGATAATATTACTGGTTCTAGTCTTAAAATAACTGGTATTAGTACTGTTGGAATTCTGAGTGCAACAAATGTTACTGCAACAAGCGTTAATGCAACGGGTAATGTTAATATTTCTGGTATTACAACACTTGCTGCTAATGGAGGAATAACAACCACTGGTGGTGATTTATATATTGGTGGAAATTTTTATTCTTCTAATGCATTAAATTTTGCTAGATTAGGTGTTACAGAGCAACTTACAGCAGCAAAATTAAATGTAACTGGTGTTACTACATTTCAGAATGATGTTTCTTTATTGGATAATGATAAATTAAGATTTGGTGGTTCTGTACTTGGTGCAACTGGATCATTACACATATATCATAATAGTACTGATTCATACATTGATGACGTTGCTACAGGTAGTTTAATACTAAGATCTTCTTTATTTTATGCCAAAACTCCAAGTGATGAAATAATGATTTCAGCAACACCTAACAATGACGTTAAATTGTTCTTTAATAATGTAAATCGAGTTGAAACTACTAACTATGGTGCAAAGGTAACTGGTATCTTAAGTGCTACTAGCATAACTGCTGATAATATAACAATAGACGTAATTGATGGAGGATCGTATTAATGGCAAAACCAAGCACTAGACAGGGTTTAATTGATTATTGTTTAAGACAATTAGGAGCACCCGTATTAGAAATTAACGTTGACGATGAACAAATAGATGATTTAGTAGATGATGCTATTCAATTATTTAATGAGCGTCATTTTGATGGTGTTGAAAGAATGTATCTTAAATATAAAATAAGTCAGGAAGATATTGATAGAGGAAAGGCAAATAATAAAGATGGTAGTACAGATACTGTTGGTATCGTAACAACAACAGGAACTTCTACAAATGTAAGTGGATTGGGAACAGTTACTTCTAATTTTTACGAAACATCTAATTTTATTCAAGTTCCAGATTCAGTTACAGGTATAGAAAGAATATTTAAATTTGATACAAGTTCTATTTCTGGTGGAATGTTTAGTATTAAGTATCAGTTATTTTTAAATGACTTATATAACTTTAATTCAGTTGCTTTACTACAATATTCAATGACTAAAACATATCTTGAAGATATTGATTTTTTATTAACAACAGATAAGCAAATAAGATTTAATAGGAGACAAGGAAGATTATATTTAGATATTGATTGGAAAGCACAAAGTAAAGATACTTTTTTTGTAATTGATTGTTATAGAGCTTTGGATCCTACAACTTTTACTCAAGCATTTAATGATAGTTTTTTAAAAAGATACTTAACAATATTAATTAAAAGGCAATGGGGTTTAAATATGATGAAATTTACTGGAACTAGACTTCCTGGTGGTATTGAATTAAATGGTAGACAATATTATGAGGATGCTGAAAGAGAATTGGAAGATATTAGACAAAAAATGACTTCAGAATATGAATTACCACCTCTAGATTTTATAGGTTGATAAAAAATGCCATTAAATTCTTATTTTTTACAAGGATCCAAAAACGAACAGTTTTTGATGCAAAATTTGATTAATGAGCAATTAACCATTTATGGAATAGAAGTATATTATCTTCCTAGAAAAGTATTTAAAACTGATAATATTATTAAAGAAGTACAATCTTCTAAATTTGATGATTCTTTTTTAATTGAAGCATATTTAAATAATTATGAGGGATATAATCCTGATAGTGATTTAATGACTAAATTTGGTTTGAAATTAACAAATGAAGTTAGTCTTACTATTTCAAAGGAAAGATTTGAAGAATTTATAGCACCATTTTTAGAAGGTATGACTTCTGGAATTAGAGATGGCACAATTACAGAGTATACTTTTGAAGATTTAATTACTAGACCTAAAGAAGGAGATTTAATATATTTTCCACTCGGTCAAAGATTATTTGAAATTAAAAAAGTTGAATCTGAAAAACCCTTTTATCAATTAAATAAGAATTATATTTACGAATTAAGATGTGAATTATATGAATATGAAAATGAACTCATTGATACTACTATTGAAGAGGTAGATAACACAGTTCAAGGTGAGGAATATCTTACCACTGTAAATTTGATAGGTCTTGGAATTACTGCTACTGGAACTGCAAATATTGGTGGTTCAGGAATGATTGGATTTATAGATCTGATAGATGATGGATCTGGATATGTATCTGCTCCAACAGTTCAAATATCACCACCACCATCAGGAATTCAAGCTACAGCAGTTGCTATTACTACTTCAAAGGCTGGTGCAAAATCAATAAAAGAAATTTTAGTAACCAATCCTGGTGCAGGATATGATAGTGCAAATCCACCGTTAGTTATTTTAAATGGTGGAGGTGGAGTAGGTGCTGCAGTTACTGTTGGTGTTGTTGACAAAGGAATTAGTGGTATAACATTAACAAATTCTGGAGTTGGTTATGCTACAGAACCAACCATTACATTTACTGGTGCTACTGGTGTTGGTGGAACAACTGCTAGTGCTCAAACAAGGGTTAGTACGGATTCTGTTTCTGCTATTTCAGAAGTTCGGTTCTCAAATGTTGGTTCTGGATATGAAGTTGCACCTACAGTTACTTTTTCTGGTATAAGTACTACTGGTATTGGAACATTTGTATTTAATGAAATTGTTACTTCTCAGACTTCTGGAGTAAGTGCAAGAGTTAAGGACTTTAAGAGACGCACTGATATTAGTGTTGGTAATCCACCAATTGAACTTAGAGTATCTCTAAATAGTGGAGAATTCCGTGCTGGCGATGTTTTAGTTGGATCTATATCATCTGCTAGATACATTGTAGATAATTATAATGATGATAGTTTTGAAGATTCCTATGATGCAAATAAGGATATAGAGGAAGAAGCAGAAAACTTACTTGACTTTACAGAAGGCAACCCATTTGGAGATTATTGATGTTAGGCACTTATTATTACCACGAAATTCTTCGTAAAACTATAATTGGTTTTGGTACATTATTTAATAATATTTTTATTAAACATGAAGGGATAGATAATACTACTCTTGACGAAACTAAAGTTGGACTAGCATATGGTCCACAGCAAAAGTTTTTTGCAAGAATTAGAGAGCAAGCAAATTTAACAAAAGCGGTTGCTATTACTTTACCTAGAATGTCGTTTGAAATGGTATCGGTCCAATATGACCCAACAAGAAAATCTGGTATAACACAAACATTTAAAGCATCTGACGGAACAAATTTAAAAAAAGTTTTTATGCCTGTTCCATATAATATTGGATTTGAATTGAGTATATTCTCAAAATTGAATGATGATGCACTACAAATTCTTGAGCAGATACTTCCATATTTTCAACCATCATTTAATATTACAGTTAACTTAATAAATTCTATTGGCGAAAAAAGAGATATGCCAATAGTATTGGATAATATTGCTTTTAGAGATGAATATGAAGGTGACTTTAATACAAGAGTAGCATTAATATACACTTTGCAATTTACTGCAAAAACATATTTATTTGGTCCAGTTGCTGATACTAGTGATGGATTAATTAAAAAAGTTCAAGTTGATTATGCTGCCAATACTGCAGCATCTGCAAGGAGACAAATGCGTTACACCGCTACTCCTAAAGCACTTAAGGATTATGATAATGATCAAACAACCACTATAAATGAGGATCTAACAACGACAGAAACTAGAGTTACAGTTACTAATTCTACTTCATTAGCAGTTAATAATAGAATAGTTGTTGGTAGTGAGATAATGAAAATAAAAGAAGTTGTAGATTCAATTACTATAATTGTTAAGAGGGGATTTGATAGTTCAATTGCTACTGAACATATTTCAGGTTCAACTATAAATCTATTAACAACAGCAGACGATGCTCAAGTAGCACCTGGTGATGACTTTGGATTTAATGAATTTAATGATTTCTTTGATGATGGATTAAGATTTAGTCCAACTAAACAAACTGACGTATAGTGAATACCATGTCTAGTTATGATCCTATAGATGAAGCACTAAACACAACTAGTGCTATTGAAGTAAGTACTACACCTGAAGGTGGTTGTGTTAGAAGAAAAGATGAACTTAAAAATGTAACGGGTGATATTGAAAAAGATTATGAGTATACCCGTGCTAACTTATATTCTTTAATTGAAAAAGGACAAGAATCCCTTAATGGTATTATGGAATTAGCAGGTGAAAGTGCAAGTCCAAGAGCATATGAAGT